CCGGCCAGCTTCGCTCGGTCGCGCTGAAGGATTCCTAGCTCGGCGCGGAGACCGCCCACGCGCTGCATCAGCGTGGAGTCGGTGCTTGCGTAGCTGGCGCCAAAGCTCTTCACCAGCGTGCCGAGACGCTCCTCGCTCGCCGCTCGCGCGCGGACCCACTGCTCCTCGGCTTCCAGCGTCGCGTCGCACTGCGCGACGGCAGCCTTCGCAGCCTCGCCGGCTTCGCGCATCGCAGCCTTCGCAGCCTCGCGGCGGGATTCGAAGTCAGCGATCTGCGCCGCGTAGTCCGTCTCGGCGAGAGCCGATAGCGCGCGCGCGTTGCCGGCTACCTCCAGCTTCAAGCGCTCGGTCTGCACGACCACGTCCTTCGCGCGCGACCGAACGATCTTCAGCGCGTCGGCGCACGCACCCAGCGAGAACGCCGTCGAGAGCACTTCCTTCCGACGCTTGTCCGCGTCTGTCAGGAACGTCGCGACAGCGCCCTGACCCAGGTAGACGCACGAACGCCAGAGGTCGTAGGTGAGCCCGACGAGGCTCTGGACTTGCTGTTGCTGGTCGCTGATCCCAGCGGGGAGCGCGCCCTTGTAGTCGATCTTGATCTCGGCGGTCTTGCCCCGCTTCTTCGATCGCGTGACGGTCGCCGGAACGCCGTCGATGTCGAGCGCGACCGTCACCTTCGCGATCGTCGCGGCGTCATGCACCACGTCGTCCGCGCGCAGACTCGCGCCGGCCGCCCCCGCCTTTCGCGGCGCCGTCACTCCGAACAGGCCCCACGTCACAGCGTCCGCGAGGCTCGTCTTTCCGATTCCCATGCGTCCGCGCAGCAGCAGCGTTCCGCGCTCGGCGAGAGGGAGCGACACGGTGCCACGGACCGCCATGAAGTCGGTCACGAGCACGGACAGGATTCGCACCTTCGCGCCGGCAGGCACCACCACGCGAGCATCGGGCACGCGCGCGAGCACGTCGCGACCGACACGCGCGAGGTCATCTTGCGTCCAGCCCTCGGGTAGACCGGCCTCGGCCTCTTGCGACACGTACTCGGTGAGCGCGTCGTCCAGCGTCAGCGCGAACTTCGGAGGGCCCTCCTCGCCGCCCGTTTCGGGCACCGCGATCTGCCGAATGTCGCGCGCATCGCACAGCGCGAGCACGCTCGCAGTGCGCGCCGAGTCGAGCGACGCACGGGGAGCGCGCACCTCGACGATGTCCTGCGCGCGAATCCCCTTCACGTCGGCCTCGTCGAACGGCCATGTCAGCACGCGATGCTTCGGGTAGTGGTCGAGGTCGAGCCACGTCGGCTCTGCGCGCTCGTCGGTCACCAGCGCGATGCCGTGCGGCGTGTCGCGCTCGCCCACGTCCATTTCGAACGGCGAGCCGATGTACCAAGTGTGCCCCCCGATGCGCTGGCGCATGTGGTAGTGGCCGAGATAGGCAGCCCGCGCGCGCTCCACCGTCGCCCCAGAGACACGGCCGGCGCTCGGGTGCCCGTTGTTCGCCGTCGCGCCCTGCACCTCGGCGTGCGCGAACACGGTCCAGCCTTCGGGCACGCGCGCGAAGATGGCCTCCTGCGCGCCGTCACCCTCGCGCCACGGCACGAACGCGATGTCTCGCTCCTCGTCGAGCACGAGGTCGGTCGCGACCTTCACGTTGCGGAGCGAAGCGAAGATTCGAACGCCGTGAACCGAACCGTCGATCGTCACCTGATCGTGATTGCCGGGGATGATCCAGGCGCGCGTCTCGCCCCACGACTCGATGGCGTCGAGCACGGCGTCTACGTGCCGCACTGACAGCACGCCCCGGAGATCCCAGAAGTCACCCAAGCAGACGATCTCTGCCTTGTGCTCGCGTGCTGCGTCGCCGACGCGGTGCAGGAGGTCCAGCGCGCGGTCGAGCGTCTTTGCACTGACGTGCAAGTCCGTGAAGAGCACGAATCGGAACGGCACGCGCGCAGGCGCGCTCGGCGTCGTCGTCGGAGCGATCGGTCGGGGGCGGCGCGCGCGAGTCATCGCAGCCTCCAGACCTTGACCATGCGCTCGTGAATGTTCCGCTCCTGATCGGAGTAGGTGTACCACTCGCCGGTCCAGACGAATCCGCCTCGGAACACGGCGCCGATCCACGTCTGACCCTTCTCAGGATCGACGAGCCCTCGTGCGCCCATCGCGGCGAGCACCTTTCGGGAATGCACCGTGCCCTCCCTGGTCGCGATCTCGGTGGCGATCTCTCGCCCCTTCGCCAAGAGGTCCGCGCTCACGCTCCGATGGAGCGCCATCGCTTCCTCGGTCGAGCGCGTGACGGAGCGAGCCACGTCGATGTAGTGGGCGCTCTTCTTCGGGACGCCCGGCTTGAAGCCGGCCGGCGCGCACGGCGGCGGATCGAACAGTCCAAGCTGCGATGCGTCGGCCTTCTTCATTCATCCCTCCGCGAGGTACTGCTCGGCCATCTGCTGATAGAGCGCGGGGTGCTCGGACAGGTAATGTCCGAGTCCTCGGAATCCAGTCTGGAAAGCCTCGTGCGCGCCGTCCGGCAGCATCAGGTACGACCACGATCCCTTCATGCGGATCCAAGTGTGATCGGGCACGTCCTTCGCGCCGTGCGTCTTGCCCCACTCGTAGAGCGTGTGACTGTTGTCGAGCCCGGCGCCGTAGACGAGCCCGACGACTGCGGGCGGGCGCGGCTTGTTCACGCGCGTCTTCTTCAGCTTCGCCTCGATGATGTGCCCCACGTCGAGGTCGCCGGCCTTCAGTTGTCCGATGCGCGAGAGCCACAGCCGGATGGACGCGAAGTAGCGGATGCCCGAACCGCCGTAGGTCTTCAGCGTGGGCCCGTGCGCGAGCGCCTGCGGCGACTCGTAGAAGTGATTCGTAAACACGAGCGCGATGCGCAGCTTCGGCAGGCGCGCGGTGATGCGGCGCAGGTTCATCTTGATCATCCGCGCGGCGGCCATGACGTGCTTCGCGTCGGAGCCCTTGTCTCTCTCAGCGCGAGTCGGGCAGCCCGCGACCGAATCCCATCCGATGAGCATGGGCGGCGCGGGCACGCCCTTCTTCATCGACACCGCGATCTTCGCCTGCACGTCGCAGAGATTATCGATCGCGTTGAACACGCCTTCGATCGTCACGTCGTCGCCCAGGTTGGGCGCGAGCAGCGAGCCGGTGTCCACGCCGAGAGAGCGCGTGTAGAGCGTGTCGCGCGCCTTCTCAGTGTCCACGACGGCAGCGATTCCGCCGATGCGCTGCGCCGACGCGAAACTCATGTCGAGCAGCGTGCTCTTGCCAACGCCCTCCCACGCGGCGATCTCGGTGATTCGACCGACCGGCCAACCACCTCCGACCAGTCGATCGATCGCGAGCGAGCCGGTCGGGATCCACTCCGAGACCGTCGCGTCCACGCCGGGATCGTCGAAGGTCGTGAAGTCTGAGTCGTCGATCTCGTTCAGCAGCTTCAGATAGTCCGCAGCCCCGGCGCCGCTCATGCGCCGGGGCTCAGATTCCTTCTTCGGAGGGGCGGGCGCGCGCTTCGCGGGCTCCACCGGGCGGGGCTTGCGCGCCATCGGTCAGAACGGGACGCCGGGGATGCGTCCCGCCAGTTGGGCCTCCAAGTCCGCCATCGAGAGCGCGCCGGGCGGCGCGGGCGGCGCGGGGACCGCCGGGGCCGGCGGGCCGGGCGGGGCGAGGTTGGGAGCGACGCCGGGAGGCATCCCCGGCATCGCCACCGGGGGAGGTCCGGGGGGCGCCTGGGGCGCGTAGGGCGGCGGGGGACCGGGCGGTAGCCCCGGCGCGGACGGGGGAGGCAGCGGGTACCCCATCGTCGCCTGGATGGGCGGCGGGGGCGGGGGAGCCTGCGGGGGCAGCGGGGGAGGCGCGTAGACGGGGGGCGGCGGCGGGGGCGCGAGACGCACCGCGTCGATGGGCGCCATCGCCCCGGTCACGGTGTTCCACGCGGTCGTCGTGGGCGCCTGCGGGTGAGGCTGCCAGCCGGGCTGAAGCGCTCCCGGCGGGGCGGGCGCTGCGAGCGCGGGGGGCTGCCACGCCGGGGCGGCAGGCGCCGCTGCCGGCGCGCCCAGCATCGGGCGCCGGAGCCCGAACTTCGTGCGGACCTTCTCGGCGATGCCGTCGAGATCCTCGCGCTTGCGGAACCAGACGAGCTTCTTCTCGTAGAGGTCGATGAGATTCTGGAGCACCCAGACCTGATCGGGCGAGAGCGCGCAGCGCTCGCCTGCGTCGGCCGTGTACTCGATGTCGAACATCGACGACCCCGTCTTGCGCTTCAACAGCGTGAACGGGTAGCCGCCCTCGGTCGGCGCGTAGGGGAGCCCCGGTGCGCGCAGTCGCGTCCGCACGAGCACGTCCTCGTGGAGCGTCGCGGGCATCGCGACGATGCCAGGAATCATCTTCCAGACCGGCTGCCCGGTCGCCGGATCGATGCGCGGCATCCCGCTCGCGTCGCGGTCCTGCGTCCAGTGGCTCGTGATGTCGTCGAGATTGAGGCACTGCCAGTACATGCGCTGGCGCACCTTGAAGTTCTCGACGAACTTCTGCGCCTCCTCGTTGCCGGACGACGCGACCTCGGACGCGAGCGCGCAGAGCGGGCAGTGCCCCGGCCCCTTCGGCGCGTCGAAGCAGTCGATGTAGACCACCTGCTTGCCGGCCGGAGGCGAGGGCAGCAGGTCCGCGAACACGCGGTGCCTGCGCGTCACGACCCACGGCTCGGGCACGCCGACCTTCGGCGGCAGCAGGCGCACGTGGAGCACCGACGAATCCCCGTCGCGCTTCACGTCGCCGAAGTCGATGAAGATGTAGTCGTCGGAGCCGCCGCCTTGCGACGCGCTCTGCACGCGCTCGTACTCGCGATCCACGACGCTCTGGTCGGGCACCGTGTAGTAGGCCGACATGGCCGCGAGACTGCCGCTCGGCGGGACGTGCGCCGCGCCACCCGCGACCGCGCCGGGCATCGGCGCGTAGCCGGCGACGGGTGCGACGGGTGGGGGCAGCACGGCCATCGGCACCATCTCGGTCGGGTTCAGTGTGTTGTAGATCCAGCCTGCCGCATTCGGGTGCGGAGCCCATCCGGGGGGAATCATCTACTCGTTCTCCTTTCGCGGCTTGCGGAGCCGCTTCTTCGCTTCCTCGGCCACAGCAGTCGGCGGCGAGGCCGCGCCAGTCGGCGCGGCCCACGTCGGAGCTTCCTTCGCGTGCGCCTCGCGCACGTAATCCTCCAAGCGGTCGAGAGACTCGCTCGGCTCGGCGCGCGTGCGCTCGTCGAGCGAGCGCTCGTGCGCCTTGATCATCTCGGCCTTCAGCCGGACCGAGTCGCGGAGGTCCGCGAAGAGACGCGCGAGCAGGTTCCAGCGCTCCGGCGCGCTCGACATCTCCTCGTACTCGGCCTTCACGCGGTAGGATTCCTCGATGGCCTTCTCGGTCATCTTCGTCTCGCCGCTGCGCATCGCCATCGCGTGCGTCGCCTTCCACTTCCGGTAGGCGATCTCGGCGTACATGGCCTCGCTCTCACACGCACGAGACGCACGCGCGATCTCCGCGTGGAGCGCGGCGACCACCTGCCCTTCGAACGTGAGACGCGCCGTGTCGAGCACGAGCAACGCGAGTAGGTTCTCCTTGCTGATCGTGTACGGGTTCCCTGAGAAGGGATCCCGCATGGTCAGCATGACCGGCATTTCCAACTTTAGACGCCGAGTGATCTCGGCCGCACGGACGTGTCCGCTCATTCAGTCCTCCCTGTCATCAGACCCTATACCCGATTCCGTAGCATCGACCCTCGCGAGCGCGGTGCGGGCGCTCTCCGCGTCCTGCTCGATGCCAGTAGCTCCGAATCCCTCCAGCTTCGCCGCGACCAGCGTCGTGCCGCTCCCGACGAACGGATCGAGCACGAATCCACCGGGCGGCGTCACGAGCCGCACGAGCCAGCGCATGAGCGCGAGGGGCTTCACGGTGGCGTGCCCGTTGACGACCGCGCCGCCGTGCGTGCGCTCGCTACGGCTCGCCTTCGCGACGTAGAAGAAACGCGAGGCGCCGCCAGAGTCCGCGTACCCAAGCTCGTCGCGATCGAGCATCCCGACAGTACCCGCCATGCTGGTCGTCTCGTGCGGCTTCCGACGACGGCCCGGCACACCACTTGTGAGCGTGCCCGTCTGCGCGTCGAGGATCGCAGCGGCCTCTTCGTCGAGCACCACGTTAGCGGGCCAGCGGCCGAGCGCAGCGGAGACCGCCGCGTCGGCGTCGAATCGCGCGCCGCGATTGACGTGACCCCATCCGTTGTTGCCCTGCTGCTGCGTCGAGCCGTACCGAGCGATGCTCGGGTTCTCTTCACCGCTCGCGAGCGCAATCCTGCACCCGTCGATGTTCAGCCCGCCGACGCCGTGCGCGAGCACGTTCGCGGCGACCGTGCCGATCAAGGGCTTGCGCGCGAGGATGATCGGCTCGAATGCAGGCTTGAGCGCGGTGCCCCAGCCGTTCCACTGCTTCGCGGCGTCGGTGGCGGGGGCGGTGACGGGTGGACGCGGCCCGATCTCTTCCTCGGCACCGACATCGTAGGTTTTCGTGGACCCTCGTCGCGTCGCTAGTACCTCGCGCTCGGCCGCGTCACGCAGCCCCGTAAGCTCCGATGGAAGTCCGAGCACCTCCACTATCTTGTTCCAGTGCTCCCCGGTCGGGACACGCAACCCAGTCTCCCAATTCCACACCGCGCCAGAAGCAGAACCCACAACCGCCTCGCTCACCTGGGCACGAGTCATTCCCTTGGCCTCGCGTGCCGCGATGAGCGCGGCCCGGAACGCTCTGAGTGCCTCACCATCGGCAGCCCCAGCAGCGTCGATCGCCTTGCTCACGTCGAGCGACTTAGGGAAACCCTGCCCGTGCATCCACGCGAGCGTGTCGCGGATCTCCCACCCGGCGTCTTCGATCGCGCACGCGAGCCGGTGCCAGGTGCGCGTCCCGCCGAACGCGACGAGATGCGCGCCGGGCTTCGCGACGCGGAGGAACTCGCGCCAGAACGCCACGTCAGGAACGCCGCGATCCCACTCCTTGCCCATGAACTCCAACCCGTAGGGCGGATCGGTCACGATGGAATCCACGCAGTCAGCGGGCCACCTCGCGAGCACCTCGCGGCAGTCGCCCTTCCAGACCGTGTGCGTCGCGACCTTCATGCGAGCCTGTACCCCCCGTCCGACAGAAGCTCCAGATCCCGCTTCTCCTCCCACGTCGAGGTCGTGACACTCACGCTCGCGAGCACGGGCACGCCGCCGCGCGGGAAGATCGGGAAGTCCACCATGAGGTCGCGCAGCGCGCGAAGGTGCGCGGGCCAGCCCGGCTGCGCGTGCAGATCGAAAACGATTTCATCGTGGATCGACTGAACGATCCGACCAGCCTGCGACTGCCGGAGGTAGCTCGCGCAGCGCAGCAGCCCTTCCTTCATCAGGTCGGCCGCAGTGCCGGAGATCACCGACGACATCATCTTGCGCTCGGCGCGACCGCGCGCGCTGCCCGACCATGCGATCTCTGGAATCCTTCGCGGGCGACCGAACGGGTTCTCAAACTGGCAGCCGTTCTTCTTCATGCCCAGCGCCATGTCGCGACGGAACGTCGGGATGCCCGTGAGCCACTTGAAGTAGTCCTCCAGAATCTTCGCCGCGCGGCGCACCGCTTCATCGGGGTCGTCGTAGTAGCGCATCTTCCGGCCGGTGGCCGGATCGATCCAGACGATGCGGCGCGCGAGCCCGTGCTCGCTCATGCCGTAGCTGTTCCCGAAGTTGACCTGCTTCGCGATCTCTCGGTCGCCGCCGCACACCATGTCGGCGACCATCGCGTGAACGTCGAGCCCGCGCGCGTAGCAATCGAGCAGCTTCGGATCCTGCGAGTACCACGCGAGGATCCGTAGCTCGATCTGCGAGTAGTCGATGTACGCGCGGACGAATCCCTTCGGGACCGTGAAGTACCTACGGATCGAGATCACGCGCTTCTCGCCGGGCTCGTGCCCGTCGTCGGTCACGCACGACGCGCAGCCGCAGTCGCGCAGATGGATCGGCTTCTTGGCGACGTTCTGAATGTTGGGGTCGCTGCTGCTCATGCGGCCGGTAACCGTGAAGCCGCCCTCGTCTCGCCCCTCCAGTTGATTGTACGTAGGATGAATGCGCCCTTCGCCCGTCACGTAGCGGAGGAATCCCAGCG